GTTAAGCAGTAAGGCAGTAAACGACAGGGGCTAACCATGCCCCTGTTTTATTTTGTATCATAGCTAGTGGTGACTAACGAGAGGTAATACCATGGCAAACCAACCAAGACAGAATCCATCCAGAGCACGTAGACCTACTGCTACCGGAGATAATCGTGGGCAAAGGGTAGAGCTACACTACGTAGACATAGCTAGCCTACAGCCCTACCCATTCAATCCAAGGGATAACGCAGGAGCCGTGGACGCCCTCGCTAACTCTATCCGGCAGTTCGGCTTTATCATTCCAGTAGTCGTAGACGAAAACAATGTATTGATTGCTGGGCACACCCGTATTGAAGCTGCAAAGACGCTAGGTATAGCGGAAGCCCCAGCGATATTCGCTTCTCACCTAAGCGAGGAGCAGGCTAACGCATTCCGCCTGATTGACAATAAAGTGGCGGAGCTAGCCAAGTGGGACTTTGACTTGCTATCCGGCGAACTTAATAAGCTGGAAAACTCTGGCATACCTTTTACCGATTTTGGCTGGACACGCGCAGAACTTTCTTGCCTTCAGAATATGGTTACCGATGACTGCCTAAGCACGGACAACCTAGTGACTGAAGAAGACCGCCAACGTATCTCTACTCAAGAAAGACGTACCCCTACGACAGCTAGGTTTGTTCTGGGCGAGCACGTATTTTTCTTGCCTATGGAAGTCTACCGGACGTGGGTAGACCAGCTACGGGAAGAGGCTGACTACAACGATGCTCGTATTACTGAGATTCTAAAAGAACGTCTTGGCGTGGAAGAGTAAAAATGAAATCGATTTCAAAAAGGCAGCGCCCTAGCAAGAAGCCCTCCTTAATCACTAGCCTAAACGTGGGGCGGCTCATACCGGATACATCAAACCCACGTAAAGCAGACCAAGCAAGAATGGCTCTCCTACAGCTCAGCCTTAGAAAGCTGGGCTTTATTATGCCTGTCTATTGCTTGAAGGACGGCTTACTATTATCAGGGCACCAAAGGCTTACTGCCTCTAAAGCGCTAGGCCTCAAGGAAATCCCTGCTATGGTTATCGATGTAGCGGAGAAAGACATTGCAGGCATCAACATCTTATTCAACCGTGCTACCAATGACTTTAACGCTTTTGATACAGGCAGCGCGGCGAAGGGTAAGCTGGATTACACAGCCGTTATCGATAAGGCAGAAGCCCTACCGGATTTTGAAGGCGAGGACTGGTACGCCAATAACTGCCAGATACGCCCCCTGAAAGACTTCGGTAAGAACATATCTGATAAGTACGACAAGAAGGCTACTACCATGGCCTCTTCCCTGCTTAAAATGGGTATCACTATCCCTATCGTGGTCTCAGAATCAGGCGAGGTAGTTAACGGCCTGTACCGTCTATTCTCCGCTAAAGAAAACGGGGTAGCAGAATGGCCTATTATCACTATCCCTGACGAGGTAGCAGAGGTAGCCCTGACCTTCTTGAACTACCTATCCATGGACTACCATGTAGACGATGACTTTGCCGCCCTGCTACGCTACAGCGCGTACCGTAGGCCGCAGAATAATAGAGGGGCGGTACCCAAGGCCTACCGCTTCTGGGCAAATGGCTGTAAAACGCTTATGGATGCGGATAGCTACAGCGTAGACTATTGGCGGAACTTTCGAGACATACACGGCATGAGTCTATTAGACTTCGGCGCGGGGCTTGGCAAGGTAGCCCCATTCCTTCGTGGTAAAGAAATGGATTGCATAGACTTTGAGCCATACCGTATAGACCCTACAAAGGATTCTGGGGAGCCAAGCCCTGCATACTCTAAGCAGAAGGCCATAGAGTTCTTAGATGCTATTGCTGACGGTAGACGCCTGACCTCTATCTTTTTGGCTTCAGTACTTAACTCAGTACCATTCCCTAAAGACCGCATGGCTGTACTTGCTATCGTTCACGCGCTTTCCGATAAGGCTACCGCCATATACGGAACCTGCCGGGACATCTCAGACTTTAACTATGAGTACGGCGGTATCCGTAACGCTAACTACTTTGTCTTTGATTCTGAGCCGGGGGTTAGGGTTGGTGACGTTATGCGTAACCCAAAGATACAGAAATTCCATACCCAAGAAGAGGCTACCACTATGTTTAGTCGTCTATGGCAGACGATAGACTACTGGCCGGGCGGGAACGTGTTCTACTTTAGACTTCAGAACCCAAAAGGCATTAACCTCAATGTGCTAAAGCAGGCCATCGAGATTGAGTTTAATCTGCCCTACGCAGACGGCACTACTATGAATCTGGTAGACTACGCCCTAGAGTGTTTCGGTAAACGCTTAAAGACTAATCTTAAAAGGTAGAGGTGCGTATGTCGTTGGACAGCCAAGGAAAGCATTACCCGCAAAACCCAAATAAGTTTGAGTTCGATACTGAAGTGACTAAGGTATTCGATAGCATGGCGGTGCGTAGTATCCCTAACTATGACGAAAGCCATAACGTGCATATCGAGATGTTCAAACACCTTATAGCAGAAGAACGGGTTATCTTGGATATAGGTGCGTCTACTGGTAAGCTCTTCAGAGAGATTAAACGTATCCTAGGCGTTACTGCCGCCGAGCGTGGGGCAGAGTGCATAGCACTAGACCCTTCCGCCCCTATGCTAGACCGCCTGAGTTTTGAGCACCCATACGTCCAGCGCGTGAATACAGGAATACCTTCTAGCTACCAGTTAGAACGAAAAGCAGACCTAGTATTCCTGCTCTATGTACTTCAGTTCATTTACCCAGACCAGCGAGAAGATGCGGTAGAGTGGGTAGCCAACAATACTGCGCCGGGGGGCGTTGTAGTTATAGGCGAGAAAAACTTCATGCCTGATTTGCTGGTTGAAAAGGCCTCTAAAGAACTGTATTATCGGTTCCGTAGGGGTAACGGCTACTCTATAGAAGAGATAGAGGCCAAGACCGCTGCCCTAGCAAACTCCATGTGGACTTACAGCCTTGAGCAAAGTAAAGAATTATTTACCAGCAGAGGGTTTACGGTGATAGATACTTTACGCTGGTTGCAGTTCGGTACATTCATAGCAATAAAGGATAGGTGAAATCATGAATAGAATTAAGGAACTGGTAGAAAGTTTTCCATCCCCTAGCGTGGCTCGTATTACTCCTGAGCACGTAGAGACTGTAGTAGTATCCGAGTCTTACTACTTCCCTGAAGGTACCACCCTGACCATTGCCGTACTTACCCTAGTCAATGGCAACTCCGTAACCGGGGAGAGCGCCTGTGTATGCCCAGACAACTACGATAGAGATATAGGTATGACTATCGCACTTAAGCGGGCGAAAGAAAAAGTGTACACACTTGAAGGCTACCTGTTAGCAGAGTATCTTATGCAGAATTACCCAGAGATACGAGGCTAGAAGTGGCAGAGCAACCGGATAACGTAGGTAGACGCATAACCCGCCGTAGAGGCGGTACAGGCGTGTCCTTTGGCAGGGGCGGATTAAGTGCGTCCACCGAGGGTACAGGCCGTCTATCTTCTGAAGACGATACCCTAGACGACGAAATACAAGACCTTAACGCGTCTGTCGCTGAGCGGGTAGGGGCACCACGTAGACCAGTAGAGCGCCCCGCTGTCACAGAGACTCCGGGGTACCAAGCACCGCCTAACCCAGACGACCCTAGCTACACACCTAACGCACGCCTTGCACAAGTCGCTGCACGTAGCCCAGAGTACGCTATCGAGTACAGGCAGCAGCTAATGATGCGTATGATGATGCGCAACCTGCCTATGGATGAAATTGCCTCGCAGCTAGGTATCTCCCTGCGTCAGGCACAGCGAGACCGCTTACAGATTCGTGAGCGCATGCGCCAGTTAACCAAAGAGCTAGAGATTGAGGCCATGATAGGCACCAGCGCTAGCTTCTACGACGAGATACAGGCATTGTCTCTGCGTATCGCAGATAACAACAATACGCCTACGCCTATGCGCTTAGCCGCTATGCGGGTATCTCTGGCTAGCCATAATGATAAGCAACGCTTCTTCCAAGCAGCCGGGGTATTTGACGTGCTCCGTTACCGCAAGAACCAAGATGGCTCTGCGGGCAGCGATGTGCAGCGTTTAATGGCGGCTACCGAAGACCTGCTACAAGAAGTAAAAAGCTCGTCAGCAAGTTCATTGATGGAGCCAGTAAGCAACCCTCTAGGTGACTTCACTTCTGCGGACGGCGAGATAGTTGACCTATGACCTTAGAGATACCGCACGTAGTACGTGCTACGGCTACACGCCAGCGCCGTAGGCAACGATTAAGCGCCGACGAAGCCCGTATCCTAGCCTCAGCGAGAACTATGGCTGAGGGGCTGGAAAACCGCATGTTTGCGGATATGTATGTAACCGCCCTAGAACGAAAGCTGTACGACAACGACGAATACCTATGGGACTTTCTAAAGAAGCTAGAGCAGGTACCTGTATCCATAGAAGACTTCATAGACAGCCCGCAGTTTATGGGGGCAACCGATTTAACCATATGGCCTGAAGTACGTAAGGCAATCGTAGCGATAAATAAGGATTGGTGGAGAGGGGCTAACTGCGACACCGCATACGTAGAGGCTTTGCTATGCGGGGCTACCTCTGTAGCAAAGACCACTATCGCCCAGATAACCACGATGTACCATACGCACCTACTAGGGTGCCTACAGATACCGCAGTCACTATACGGACTGTCTAAAGCTACGTCTATCGTATTCCCTATCATTGCTGCTAAACCTAACGTCACTAAGAAAGTGGTCTACGCACCTATGCGTAAGTGGCTAGAGGATATTCCGTGGTTTGTAGAGAACCTAAAGATGGATAAGCTAGTAGAGTCTGAAATCTACTTTCCAGAAAAGAATATCCGTATTTATGTAGGCGGCTCTGATACCGATAGTATCCTAGGGGAAGCCGTCATTGGCGGAATCGTCGATGAAATCAATTTCATG